GAACCTCAGTTCTCTCCTGCACAGAAGTCTGCACTACAGTGTGAAAAGATCATACACGATCAGCTTATCGACACAAATGCTACAACGGTAATTCGTAAGAGTATCTTTGAATCCTCACTTCTTGGCACAGGAGTTGTTAAGGGTCCGCTTAATATGTATAAGCGCATTCACCGCTGGGAAGACACCGGCAATGGGCGCGAGTACAATCCTTACGAGAAGATCGTGCCGCGTATTGAGCATGTGTCTATTTGGGATTTCTATCCCGATCCTGCAGCCACTACAGTAGAGGGCTGCGAATATGTAATCGAACGGCACAGAATGAATCAGCAGCAGCTTCGTGGTTTGCTGCTCATGCCGCACTTTAGGTCCGAAGCTATCGAAGCCGCTATAGCCAACGGCCCTAATTACACGGATAAATACTTCGAAGACACGATTAGAGAAGATGAAACAGAGTCATACTACAACGAGACTCGCTACGAGGTTATGGAGTATTGGGGTGTAATTGACGCTACTATGGCAGCGTCTGTAGGTATGGACCCCGAAGATATTCCCGATGGCCTCACACAAGTTCAAGTCAATGCTTGGATTTGTGGTAGTCAAGTTCTGCGCTGTGTAGTCAATCCCCTCACTCCATCCCGCGTCCCCTACTTTGCTATGCCATACGAAATCAATCCCTATCAGATTTGGGGTGTTGGCGTAGCGGAGAATATGGAAGATGCACAGATGCTGATGAACGGTCACGTTCGTATGGCAATCGACAATCTCTCTCTTGCAGGCAACCTTGTATTTGACGTCGATGAGGCTTCTCTCGTTCCCGGTCAGAACATGGACATATTTCCCGGTAAGATTTTCCGACGTCAGTCGGGTGTGTCAGGAACAGCAATCAATGGCCTAAAGTTCCCGAACACAGCGCCGGAAAACATTCAGATGTATCAGATCAGCCGCCAGCTTGCTGATGAGGAAACAGGACTGCCGTCGATCATGCACGGGCAGACAGGCGTTTCCGGCACAGGACGTACGGCTGCGGGACTGTCCATGCTTATGGGCGGTGCTAGTTTGTCCATGAAGACGGTCATCAAGAACGTAGATGATCATCTTCTCAAGCCTCTAGGCGAAGCGTACTATCAGTGGAACATGCAGTTCAACGACGACATGCTAGACGTGGGCGGTGATTTAGAAATCAAGCCTCGCGGTGTAGCGTCTGTTATGCAAAAGGAAGTACGCAGTCAGCGATTGATTGGCCTTCTTCAGACCGTATCTAATCCTATGCTGGCCCCGTTCATCAAGATTCCAAATCTTATGCGGGAACTGGCCATATCACAGGATATCGATCCGGACAGCTTGGTCAATAACGTGGACGAGGCGCAGGTATATGCTCAAATGTTGCAGGGGATGATGGCGAATGCTCAACAAGGAACAGGCGAGGGCGGTGGCCCCGCTGGTCAACAACAACAAGGCATGGCAGGGGCTGGAGGAGTATCTCTGCAGCCTCAAGGAAATGACGGTGCAGGCACTGATGGTAGCGCAATCGGAATCGGAACTGCGCCAGTTGCAGGGGAAGATGGTTTTACTGGAAACGCTCCTCAAATTGAAGAATAATCACGCGGCGGTTGTAAAGGCAAACACAGATGGCAACATATAACTGGTATCATGGCACTCCCGTAGACAGTAGCCCTGCGCCCGATCCGGCTCCCGCGCCCGATCCCGTAGATGTAGGTGTACCAACTGCGCCTAAAGATCAAGGAGACAGTGGACGTGGAGATGGACGCCCCGTAAATATTCATAAGTTTAGTGAGGGCGTCGTTCAAAAGGACGGAACTTACAAGCGTAATTTCACAGTTGTAAACGATCTGTCTAATGTAAAGTATTCTTCTTTAAGCGACTATCTAAAGGCAGAAAATTTAGGGGATCGTAGCGGGTTCTTTTCTGGGACAGATTTCAATCAGCCCTATGATTCTACTAAGGCACGTGCTGTGGAAGGAGCAGCGGGTATGTTTGGACCCCCGCTACTGGCTCCGTTTGCAGCGTCGATGTTTGGGGATTCTCAAGCCATACTAGACCCAACGGGTTCAGCCAATAGATATATACCTGTGTCCGGCGCGGGTAACGCAATTGCTTCTATGGTTATCGATCAAGAGTACAGAGACATATACAAAATAAAGAACTACCGCAGTAACGCCGCTAACTTAGGAAAAGATCAAGGATTTATTTTTAATGTGGGCGGGAAAAACATATACCGTCAGCCCGGTTCTGTGACATTTAGGGGGCAGCTTGATAGCGCTGGTATTGATCAGCAGGGTGCCAAACAATTAGAAGTCTACAGTAAGGGCACCGCACACGGAAAAACAATCGCTAATGCAATCCTCAGTGGAGAAGGCGTCACAGAGGAGATGATCTCTGCAATTGGCAATGATCGTGTAATTCTTGAGACTACTAACGGTGGATATCTTCTTAACGGAAACTTTCACTACGGCACAGGCACCGCCGCCGGAGGCAACATGGAAGACCTAGATGCTGTTGCTATGAGCATGTTTTCTGCGAACGGCGAACTTAGTCTAGAACAAGCAAAGGTATTTGCTAGTAGTTGGCGAAATTCCGCAAAGGGAATGGCTGGATTTTCGGGACGTAATGCTACAACGCAGGAGTTAATTAACAACCTTAAAGCTTTCCAAGAGCAAGCCCGAAACTACGCATCAGAACTTACCACTAAAAAAGAGCGGATAAATACTATCCAGCAAGCTGTCACTGGCGGTAGGGATGTATACACCGGAGATCGTGCAGCAGAGGGACGGGAAAAAGTTAAAGACTTTGCCTTTACCGCAAGCACTGACGACGACAATTTTCAGACTGCTACTCAAACGGGCAGTGAAGTTGCGGGAAGAACCGGAAGCGCCGAAGCCGGTAGATACGCAGGTATGGCAGAAGCGTATGGCTACAGCGGCGGCAGGAGTGAGCCTAGCTACAATGAGGCGGATGGTCCGGGTCGTGACAGTAGCGAGGAGGAAGAAAAAGAGGGACGTCAAGATGGCCCTTATATGGCAGAGGGCGGCGAGGTTCCCGGCGATGACTTTGATGCTTTGATTGCGGGCAACGAAATGATCCAGTCAGAGGGGGACGAATCCGGATTTGTTGGCCGACCACCCTCACAAGTTACTGATGCAGAGTCAGTCGCTGATGACAAAGAGATGGTAGCCAAGGAAGAAGGCATGGTCCTCAATGCTGAAGCCGTTAAGCTTGCAGGCGAACAAGACGTAGCTGCTATGATGAAAGAAGCAGACGACTATCTTCGCAAGAACGGGGAAGAGATAGAGGACACACGCGAGTCCACCAACATTCGTATCTCTGAAGGCGAGGTATATATCTCTCCTCGCCACGCCGATGTAATTGGCAGGTCACGTCTGCGTAAGATTAATGATAGGGGCGTACCCAAAACAGAAAAGAAACTGCAGAAAGCAGCCAAAGGCGGACGTATTGGTTACGCAGAGGGTGATGAAGTACAGGGCTTCATAGATCAGCCGGGAGAGATAGCTGACACAGGTGATGCGCCCCGGATGAAAGCAGAGATTCCGCAGGGAGATATCGATCTCTTCAAGCAGTTTGCCGCTATAAAAGGCCAGCCTAAACGTGCAGCCGTCGAAGGCTTAATTGATAATCTGTCAGACGTAGGCAAGCTGGCCCTGCTTATAGTCACAGAAACCACAGCCCTAGCTGATCCACTGGAAAGTATGGAAGCAGTCGGACAGGTGGCTGTAAATAGAATGAATACCAACGATCCGGATTTTGACGACGTAGACTCTATCGTTGACGTTCTCAAGCAGCGCAGCAATCGCGGAACCGGATCAAAGATGTTTCAGTTTGACGGCCTAGAGCCTAGTACGGTTAAAGCACGAGCCAAAGACCTTACTGGAAACGTAGGACCGATGGCGCTCGACAAGATATATAGCGCTGCACGAAACGTAATTGATATGAATCCTCGACTGGGCGGCGATAACGTAGACGGTAGAGAACCAGCTATCCCACTCAGCGTCCTATACTACAAGAAGCCGGGATCAACAGGCGGCAACTTTATGGACGAAAGACACTTTTTTGAACCCTACACTACAATCGGCGGACATCAGTTCTACAATGTGAACTTTGAATTCCCCGGTAAGGCTAGTGGAAGGATCAGATACAAATAGTCGGCTACCCGTTATAACGGCCCCGACACAACCGGAGCGGCTACCCACAGCCAAGTGGCCCCGCGAGTGAGGTAAAACAAATGGCAAGACGAGTAAGAGGCCACCGTGCCAACAAGCCCAACGATTCTTTCGGAACGGTCAATGACGATAAATTATACCGGGGAAAGCATCGTGAAGAGGTCGATAAAGACGATGACGATGAAGAAGAGCAACTAGAAGCTGACGCGGACACCGACGAGGAGTCGGCTACTCCACAAGAAGCACCTAGTGAATCATTTGCAAGTGCAGATGAATCCCAAGGCTCTGACGAATTCAAAAAGCGTTACGACGATCTCAAGCGTCACTATGATAGTAAATTGCAAGAGTGGCGAGGTAAAGAAGAGGACTATATCGCACGATTAGCTTCCTCAACTGTACATCGTCCTACTGATGATTTTCCTTCAGACGGGTTAAACTTGGACAACTTCAAGCAACAATACCCCGACATGTATGACGCTATCCATAAAATATCTTCCTCGCAAGCTGAAGCACGAGTGAAAGATATGGAAGCTGAATTAGGATCAATTAAAGAGCGCGAAAAAAAGCTTGAAAAGCAAAAAGCGTATCAAGAATTGCTCCGTCTTCAGCCCGACTTTGAAGAACTAAAGAGTAGTGAAGACTTCACCTCTTGGTTGCAGGATCAACCCAGTACCATTTCGGACGGAGTGTACAACAACGCTACGGACGCACGATGGGCAGCTAGGGTGGTTGATCTGTACAAAGCGGACAAGGGCTTGACAAAGAAACCGACTCGTTCCCGCAAGAAAGAAGATGCAGCACTGTCTGTTTCTACTCCTGCCGCAAAGCAGGTAGCTACAACTGCGGGGGACAAGCGAGTTTGGAAAGCTTCAGAGATAGGCAAGATGAAGCCGTGGGAGTTCGAAAAGCTAGAAGCTGAACTGGACACCGCACGTTCTGAAGGCCGAATTGACTATAACTCTTAATCCACCTCTTAGGAAGGAATGACTAATGGCTTTTAATAGCGCGTCAGGTCACAATAACCTGCCTTCCGGTAACTTTACACCGGAAATATTTAGCCAAAAAGTTCTCAAATTCTTCCGTCGCGCTTCGGTTGCAGAAGATATTACGAATACCGACTATGCTGGCGAAATCGAGAACTTTGGCGACACCGTTCGTATCATCAAGGAGCCGACAATCACCGTCTCCTCGTATGCGCGTGGTTCAGTAGTAAACCCGCAAGACCTTGCTGACGATCAGACAACTATGGTTGTCGATCAAGCAAATGCTTTTGCATTTAAGATTGACGACATTGAAGAGCGTCAGTCTCACGTCAACTTCGAAGCCCTTGCTACTTCTTCGGGTGCATACTCGCTGAAGCGTAAGTATGACGGCAATATCCTTACCGCGATGTTCGACGGTGCGGGTATCTCTTCAGAGTCTAGCCCAACTACTGCTCAAGTCACTGGACTGGGTACGGTTGGCTCACCTCTGACTTCGCAGACTGGCGACAACCTCGTCAACATCATGCTCAAGATGGCTCGTGCCCTTGACGATCAGTCGGTTCCGGAAGAGAACCGTTGGTTCGTTGCTGCACCAGCTTTCTACGAGACACTGTTTGGTGCGGGTGCTAAGTTCGCAGAAGTACAGGTCACTGGCGACGGCACTTCGCCGCTGCGTAACGGCCTTGTCATGCAGGGCAACATTGCCGGTTTTGCTTGCTACAAGTCAACCGCAATGAATGCTGCTGGCACTGATACCGTAGACGTAACTGGTCTTGGCGCGGGTGAATTCCCTGTCCTTGCCGGTCATATGTCTGCTTGTGCAACCGCTTCGCATATCGCGAAGACCGAAGTTGTACGTTCGACTGAAACCTTTAGCGATATCGTTCGTGGTCTGCATGTGTTTGGACGTAAAGTCCTTCGCCCGGAGTCTCTCGTTCGTTCCGTTATCACACTGTAAGGGAGGCATAGATGGCTACTTATACCGTAACTGGCGCTGTCGCAGGCGTCCCTCTTGGCATTAAGCCGCAGATCATAGAAGTCGTTCTTGACTTTTCGTCTACTAGCCTCACTACTTCGGACTCCGTTGAGGTTTTCGAAATGAAGGCAAACACTCTTGTCCTCATGGCGGGTGTGGAAGTCCTCACTGTAGCATCGACTGGTTCGCCTGTCCTTGACCTTGGTGATGACGCAGACGACGATCTCTACGTTGCTGCTCTTGACGGCACTGCTGCCGGTCACGAGATCAACAACGCAGCCGGTACTGCAAAGCTGTACACCGCTGCCGACACCATCGATCTGATTGCCAATTCGGCAACTTTCGACGGCAAGGTACGTGTGTTCGCAGTGATTGCAGAAATGGGCACTGCTGAGACAGCGGCTTCGTTCGCTTAACCAACTTGTCAGGGGGGTGTTTTGCCCCCTTGACACTCTTTTAACTGCATGCTATAAGCAGGAACCCCTGCCGGGAAAGTAACAGGAGTCCTGCATGAATTACATCACTAGCAATGTGCCCTATTTCAAAGCGTGGGTACGTAGAGAATACACGACCAATCACGACAGATATCATGGTGAATTTTTACACGCTATGGTGATTGGTGTAACAACGCTGCCAATGCGAACAATGTCCTTCCAAGTATTGTTCACGGGATGCGAAGAAGAAGATAATGTACATGGCGGAGCAATGTGGGCACGAATGCCACTCACCGCTTTAGTTGGGGACACACCCTTAGATGACTGGCCAAAACCTCTACCTACTTATTTGGCACAGCCGTGGGACTGTCAGTCACATCACCACGCAGTATATGTCCTTGACAGGGCCACACCAAGTCCGTGGCTTGCAAAGATTGATGGGGAGTTCTACCCCGCAAAGTATTACTTCACCGTTGACTACACCGGAACAGAAGTAGCTGACGATCCTGCACAGCACAAACAGAGTCATGTGCTTGAATTACTCGACGCAGGAGAATACACGGGCAATATAGTAGCCCTTCCGAATAACCGGGTACGGGTCACAAACCCTGCTTGGTTCGTAACGGGTGACGGTCCGCCGGACTTTACACCTAGTCAGTGGGTACACCACTCTAAACAAGACCCTAACTATGTAAGTGATACGTCTAGGGTATTCGACAATCTTTACGCGGAGAGCGATTATGAAGAAGATGATGATGAAGAGTAAAGGCATGGCTCGTGGCGGACGCATGAAGTCGAAGGGCATGGCTAAAGGTGGTCGTATGGCTATGAAGTCAAAAGGCTACGCAAAAGGTGGCAAGACGAAATCAAAGGGTGCAGCGAAGGGTGGTAAGAAGCCTGCAATGACCCTCGCACAGATTCGTGCTGCTGCGAAAGCAAAAGGCTATAAAATCGTAAAGGCGTAACTATGGCCCGCAAACAGGACAAAATGCCCGCCCGCAACAAAAAGAACTTTCGGCCTACGAAAGCAGGGGCGGGTATGACTAAGGCCGGGGTGGCAGCGTACCGTCGCAAGAACCCCGGTTCTAAGTTGAAAACGGCAGTGACAGGGAAAGTGAAACCCGGCAGTGCAGCAGCAAAGCGGCGTAAGTCGTTCTGTGCGCGTTCTGCAGGGCAGATGAAAAAGTTCCCGAAGGCAGCAAAAGACCCGAACAGCCGTCTTCGTCAAGCACGGAAGAGGTGGAAATGCTAAATCTACTGATTGGTCCGATCTCACAGCTAGCCGGTACATGGCTAGAGGGCAAGGTCGAAAAGACAAAGGCCGAAACAGGGGCAAAGGTTGCACGAGCGAAAGCCGAAGCAACCATCATGGAAAAGAAAGCCACTGGCGAACTCGACTGGGATTTGGAGATGGCTCGTGGAAGTCAGT